ATATCACCTAACGTCTGTGGGCCCACTAATAGTGGGCCTTCCAATTCGATACACGTTCTCCATACGTGATATCTAAATCGGTGCAGATGTGAGATATATCACACTCAGCAGCAACTTGCTTCATCAAAGTACGTTGCTCTTCGTATTTCTTCTCACCATGATTGAACCATTCTCTCAATGCTCCGTCAATGTTCGTTGCACATGCCTGCTGCTCAGTCAGAACTTCGTTCTTACCTCGCATAAAGCAATGCAACGACTTGTAGATGGATTTATCAAGAAGGGCTCCAACGTGCACACCCAATTGAGGATGATACACGCTCGTTCGTTTCAGGAACTCAAACTCCTCCGGTGGGAGAAAATCGAGTAGTTCGGATTCCTTGTCGGGCATAGTATACACTTGCCCATAGCGTCCCAAAAATTCAGAACAACCTTTGATGGTGAATTCAACTCCTTCTTTAGCGGAGCCAATGTTATCATCACCATACGTCATGACTGCTACACACTCACGGAATTTCAATGAATGTGAGTTGTTTGAATAAAAGTAGCATCGTAGATTCAAAGATCCACAAATGCCATTCAAAACAGCTGTCAATGAATTGCCACTGATGTGTGTGCCCTCTGTCAGTCCGATGAGGTCACCATTGAATGCAATGTAAGCAAAGACTAAATCTCCAGTCATCGCTTCCATCACACGGATATCTCCATCCGTGTAATCGCATTCTTTGGCAAAATCAATAAGCATGCGCAAAGCGGCGAACAACAATTGTGAAGGCAACTTTTGATCGTACTTGCCATAATCACCTCCAATAAGGCGATCCATGCCAAATTTAGTCACGTGTTGATGAAACTGCTCCCATTCGGGGCCATGAGAATTAATTCCCACGGCACACTCAGAGACAACAGGATTCATCTGCAATACACGCAAAATTGGCAAATAGTACTTTCGCACAAGATACGTGAGAGATAGAGCATTACCGAAAAAGATACGGCATTTCTCTTTTGAAAGAATTTCATCCTTCTTACATGCTTTCGCAATAGGATATCCTCTCTCTCCTCGTTTGTAACAGTCTTCAATACGATCAATCTCTTTCTGAATAACTTCATCTAGAATTCGATTGTTGAAGCCATCATCAGATGGCAACTCTGTCACGAACTTGCGCTTTGGACCCGTCAATGGATAACCTATGGATGTATCGAGTTTAATCGCATCCACAAATTTCTTCCCTGGTATTCCATTGAGATTCTCATGATCAGTCAGTGGGGCTATTCCACCCCACATGTTGTGTTTAAAGATAGGTAAAAGATCTTCCTTATAATCAGACACAGATCTGACGAGCAAATCATATGGATATGGATGAGCTGGCACAGCCATGTTGGCTAAGCACGATTGCCATCCAAACCAATCTGGATTGAGTTTTGGTCCATGATAGACATTTGGCACACCACAAATTTCGGTGACGGCATCGCTTATGGGCGTTTTCTTCACTTCAGTCTTTGTGACAGTACGTCCAGGACAAGTGCCGAAATACTCTATCTGAGAGTTCTCTGGCAAATAGTTGATAGGACTCTTGGAGTGCAATTCCTTATCGGATAGTAGTTGAACCCCTAACACTTCAGTTTTGAATTCACCTGCTGCTCCAGACAGGACAACGCCCTCACATTCACGCAATTGCGCTATGGCTCTGAAAAGATCTTGTTGCAATATACTTCCATAGCAACCAATCGGAGTGCCCTCGGTACCACCTAAGTGAATACCAAGAATAACACTACCATTTGTTTCAGAGACCAGAGTCGCTCCACACAA